TTTCATCGGAAAAGGGGCTGTCGTCCTCTTGGACGGATGAACGGGATGCGTGTTTGATTTCGGCCATTCGGACTTGGCGGCGTCGCTCAATGTCCATGACCTCTCCGAGATCAATGTCTTCAATTTCCATTCTTGGCATTTGAAATCACCCCAACGGCGACTTCAAGACCGTGTGCCTTTGATAATAAGTTCAAGTGCGTCAATGCCGCTTGCGTCAAAAGTGTCTGCGAACTCGGCAAGAGGGCGAGTTTCGGCGGCTGGGTTGGTGCCGGGATTGACGGCATCGCCCGATGCTTCGGTGGATTCACCGAACAATTGGAGTTTTTTGGTGGCGTAGTCGTATCGCACTGTGAAACCTGCGGGCAAACCTGCACCGATTCGGACTTCTTCAACGCTTTTGAGGCCACATTCAGCGGAGGCATCAAAAGGTTCGCCGCCAGCAGGGTATGGATTGTCAAAGGCTACGGTTCGGAATGCTGTGATTCGTGATCCGTCAATGGAGTTTCGCTTGCTTCGTGTAATTGTCAATGCCATGTTGCTCATCTCTTGGGTGTAAGTCATTTGTTAAAAGGATTCCTTATGAATAGATGATGATAACACGGATTGTGTCGGTATCAGCCGCCCAAGCGGTTGCCGAACCAAGCATGATGTTGTAATTGCCACATACTCGTCCAGTCCACGGTTGGTTCTTGTTAATCGCTGTCGGTGTGCCGTTCACGATGGGTGTTCTCGGTGCCGCAGGGGTGTCGTGTCCCGATAGTCCGGGTCGGACTGTCAAGGCGTGTTCCTGTGTGCCCATAGCCGCACCTTCATTGGTTTGAAATTGATAAAAGCGTCCGGGTGTTTTATTGGTGAAGTCAAGACTGGTGATTGGTGAAAACGGTGTTATCATAGCACCGGAAACAGTAGTGATGTCCATAACTAAAGCCATTGAGCCATGTGTCGTCTGTGTGTTGCCGTTGGTTGTCAATTTTGATCCCGAAACATCAAGAATAATTTGGTGAACTTCGCCGTTCAACCCGAAAGAATCGGAGGTGACGGCTGTTTGGCCGCTTAGATCCGCTTGAGTGAACTCATAGACCATGCGATTGACACGGGTGCGACCTGCATAACGGGCTTCGCCGTCAAATATGGTGAGGTCGCTTTGAGGCATCACTCATCACCCTTTGAGGTGAGTGCATGTGCCCTTTCAGTGAGAATTGCTTTGGTGTCAGCCTTTGATACGCTTTCACCCTGCGACTTCATCCAGTCAACCATTTTGGCTCTTGTCCATGTAGTGTCAAAAGGCGGAATGATAGCGTCAGCCATCTGCTCGGTCTTGTCCTCGTCAGTGGCGACTGTCTTTGGTGCCGGTGCTGGTGTTTCTTCAACCACAGCGGGGGCTTCGATCACTTCAACCATTTTCTTGGTCTTTTCCTCGGACTTCTTTTCTTCGCCGCCAATGACTTTCCACTGTGGGAAATTGTCGCCCTTGAAACGCTCAAGAAGTTCTTTGGGAACATCACTTCGTTCTGTGCCTCTTGCGAAGCCGAATGTCTTTTGTCCAACCTTGAACTCAACATACGGCCTGTCGCCAACATATTGTAGTATTGCCACGCTAAATCCCTCCTAACCGACTCAACGGTATAAGAAGGCGATTCGGTAAGTCGTGTCCTTTCCGTTGGCTCCTGCACCAGTGAACTTGATTGCTGTTGGGCTTGACAAGTTTCCAGCGACAGGGATCGCCGAAGCGGCTCCTGCTGTTCCATCTTCCTCGGCACTTGAAATGATGCTCATAACAGCAATCAATTCAGTTCCAATCACTGGGTTGATGATGCTTGCATTACCACTGCCTGTGATGTCATAGGCGGTGGCGGCATCGCCATCGTCAGCAACAAGTTCAATGACAGCCATGCTCATTGTCCCAACAGCCTCGTTTGAGCCGATTGGGGATTGTAGCCATGCTGTGCTGTCTGTTGGACTACCAGCCCAAAGGCGGGTGTCAAGTAGTGCGGTCGGGGTTCCTTTTACATTCGTATTTGCCATATCAAATCATCTCCATATTTTTCATTTTTTGTATCACGATAGGTCACGGATTTTTCCGCTTGCCTTGAAGAAAGATGCGATGAGTTCACCCATTGTGTGAAACATTCCCATTTGTCCGAGCCTGTTGATACCGAAAGGATCTCCGGTTTCAATTCCCGATTCGTGATAGAGTGTTGGCTTTGCAGTGGTGAACCACAAGTAGTCTGTGTCCAAGAAGTAAAGGCGAGAAGAACCGCCAGTGCCCTTGTGAACATCCTTAGATGGGATGATTGGGACACCGTTGTAGGTTGCGACCATGAATCCACCTTGAATGCCCGGAACACCCTTAACGCCATTGACGCCGGGGACGACACGCTTCATCTCAACGAATCGTTGTTGAGGTTGGAGCAATTGCTGAATGGTTTCAAGAGTGTCGTAGCCAGTGAGGATAACCTTTGGCTGACCTCCTGCTTCCCAAATCTGTCGGAACATTCCGTCAAGAATGTTGAGGGTCAAAGCACGGTCAGTTCCGTTGTTTGCACCTGCGTCCACTTGAGCGTCATACCACTGTTGAGATCCAGCCCCAGCACCGTTTCGGGTGAGGTTGTAAATGTTGTGATTGCTGATTGCGTCAATGTCGCCGAAGCCTGTGCTTTCAACGAAAGACGAAGAAGTGATTCTGTCAAGGGACTCAAAGTCGTTTCCAGCAACAGTGTTGACATCTTGAAGAAGCATCTTGTTGATGTGTTCTGTGTGGTGCTTTGCCATTTCCATTTTGATAACAGCCCGTGCATCGCCCAGTCCATCATCCTTGTCAGCCAAGAACATGGCTGTTTCGGAGAGGTCAAAGGAGTGTGCAACCGTCTTTGGCTTGGTTGAAACATGCTCAAAGGTCGGCTTGGTGGTTTCCGGTAGGGTTGCGTTTTCAGCCACACCGCCGCCTTTTCCGAAGTCCGGCTTTGCTGTGGTGACACGCCATCCACTCTTCTCCCACGGTTTCTTAGGGAGGATGGAGAATGCGTTGAACTCTTGGTTCAATTGCGACCATACTTTACGACCGAAGATCGCTTGGTATGTTCCGCCGGTTGAGGACATTAGCGGGGAGTCCGACTTCAAAAGGTCGGTTCCAGCGTATGCCCATGCGTTTTGTCCTGTTCCGGCTCCGTAATAGAGTCGTTCCATGTCTTCAATTGTGCGAATATATCCTGTGCTTCCACTCATCTAATCATCTCCTTTCAAAAGTTTGCTCCATGAAGGGCACGCTGTCCGAGTTCTTCAAGCGCACGCCATCCGTCCAAGCCATCTCCAAGAGCCATGAACTCTTCATGGGTCGGAACACGAATGTCCGACTGTGCCGGAACTGGCACTGCGGATTTCGCTATGGTGGAGGTTTCGTTGCGTAGGGATGCGATTTCTTGCTTCAACATCTCAATTTGGCCGGAGTAATCAGTGGCCTTTTGCATGTTGAGGGCTGATTGGGTTTCCGCTTCATAGCGGTCGTGCCATTCTTTCTCAACAAGTGCTTTGACCGCTTCTTCATCACGAATTGCGGAGTAAGCACCGTAGCCACGCTCAAGGGAGGCAGGGGAAAGATCCAATCCGCCTTTGATGACATTTCGGCCACCGGACGGTGCATTCATTTTCATGTTCGGCACGCCATTTTGCTTAATGACATACTTGTTGGATTTTGCATTTGGGAGTTTTGGTGCAGTAGCGAGGGTTGCGTCTTCTCCACTTCCGTAAAGGTCGCCTTGTCCTCGGTGTCCGAATCCATGCTCTCCATCAACGCCGACCATGTAAGCCTTGCCGAGTCCAAAGTGATCTCGTAGGCCGTCAAGGTTCACGCCTTGCTGGTGTGCGAACTTTTCAAGAGAGTCAATGTAAGCCACTGCGGCTTCTTCTTCCTTAGCCAACGAATCATCAGCATATACTGGTTCTTCGTATGTTGGTTGTTCAATTTGCTTGTTGATTCGTGACAAAGCGTCACGGATTTCGGTTAGGGTTTCTGCTTCGTTGCTCATGTTATCATCGTCCATTTTCAGTAGGGTGTATGTGCTTTCGGGGTTTATTCCTTTTTTGCACAAAGTAATTTCATGCAATTCCATGTCCGTGATTTCACGGTGGGTGCCGTGTTCCTGTGAAGACTTGCTAACACGGAACAACGCTTGGCCCCCAATGGAGAATGCTCGCAGTTCGCCACTGCGAACTTGCTTTTGGACTTCACGGGCCTTTTCAATGTCGTTGCGGATCTTGCACACGACAAACAGTCCGTGATCATCAACAGTGGATTTCCATACTCGGCCTTCACTGTCAGTATAATTTGAAAGAACTTCTCCCACTTGAATACCACTGTGCGCTAATTGCACATTTCGGTATGCTGGGTCGGCCATAAAGCCGTTGAATGCCTTCTTGAGAGCCGACACAGGGATTCTATCTCCCTGCTTATCAACCATGTCAACAGAAGCGTAGCCAGCAATAACAAGATCGTTTCCGGTTGCTGACTTCAAAATGAAGTCTGCTCCGGTCGCTGTCCATGTTGCAGTGGTCGCCATTATCTCACCCATTTTATGTCATGGTATTTAAGCGATAGGGGCGGCAGGGGGTTCGGGAGGCATCATTCCGTCCCCCTCCGAATCCTCCATAGGCACCTTAATTTCTTGCTCATCCTTGACTTCTTGTTCTGTTTTTTGAGGGAAACGCAGGGTCGCAGTGTTGCCTTCAAGGGTTAAATCCCCATCAATCTCTTCCCCCTCCCCGTCTGTTGTTTGGATCTTGATGTGCTGTGGCATTCCCTCTAATTGGGCATCATCCGGTTGCATTGGGTCAAAAAACGGCGTTGCCTCGTCGTCAAGTAATTCGGTTGGCCCTCTTGGAGCCGTATAAGCGTCCATCATACCAGCCCAGCCACCACCTTGAACACTGCCGCTTATCCTTGCTATTGGTGAACTGATGGCCTTTTCCCCCATCATATCGTCGTCAATCGCTTGATTGACAGTCCACTTTCCGTTTTCAGTGGCTTCTAAACCATATTCGGCACCGAACTGATCGAGCATTTCATCGGTCAAACCTTTGACATTAGCCTTCAATTCGGCTGGGGTCAGTGCTTCGTCACCACCCGTCAAGTGTTGTCGGGCGTGAGTCAGTATCTCTTCAACCGGATTCGCCTTTCCATCGGTGTCCAATAAGGAGGCTTTGAAAAGCGTTGAAGAAGCGGTCTTGATGAATGGTGGGTATGGTGTAATTTCACTAATTTCATATTTCAGCAAGTGAACACCGACTGGCGCCCACACATTCATTTGCCTTTCAGCGTGAATCAATAGTGGCCGTGAACCTTTCTCAAATCCTTGATAGTCAAAACCTTCCCCATCCCACTCACCCTTCACCACCAACGGTGCAGGGTGTCCGGGGTATTCAAGCACCATTCGGTTGTTGCGAATAGAAACCGATGGGAACGGCCCATACATTTTCTTGACACCATCTCCGTCCGGTGCGTAGTGAACCCATTTATGGTGTGCTTCTTTTCCTTTCATAAAGGTGGAGGTGGAGTCACGAAGCCATAGTTCTCCGCCAAGTGCGTCCATGTTTGACCGCAAACCTTCACGGTCACTGAACTTACAGTCGGCTGGCATTGGGAATGAAACGCCTTCGTCAGTTTCGTAAAGTGTGCGAAGGATGGTGAGCCTGTCTTCTAATTTTTCCATGTGAATGTCGTCGCCCTTATGCACCAACAGATCGATGGCTCGGAACTTGCCGTCTTTCAAAACACCGTCAAAAGTGCAATCTCCTTCTTGTTTGCGTATGCCTTCTTTGACCTTCTTCGGCAAAGACACATCCCTGCCCTTTCCGTTGCTGGCTTTGATATGGCCGCCTTTCTTTTGGATGAATACACGCTTTCCTTCGGGTTTCTTTTGAACGACCCAATCACCAGTGAATCCTCTCAAGTCGTCTATTGAATTAAAATCATAAACAGTATGTGCTGGGACAATGACTTTCTCAAACACTCCCGTTGGTTCATAATCGTCGGCTTTGAAAATGTCGCCATTTAGAATAGGAGGTGCGCCCATTTCATCAGTGACTTCAAGAGCCGGAATTGAATTGACCTTTGGTTTCAATGCGTGATCTGCATGTGTAGGGTGAACCATTCCCACATGGCCTTCATGGACGGTGCGTTGAAGAGTTTCAAACGGCTTGTCCTTTACCTCAAACCGTGTGCTATTGTTTTCCCTGTCCCAATTAAATGCGAGGGTCGCTGGCATTTTATGTCCCCAAGCGTCTTTATCGCCTGTCAAATACACTGGCGGAATTGTAGCGTGTGATTGAGGATGGATTGGCCCAAGAGGCACTTCTTGGGTGGCAAGTCCTCCCCCTGCAACCATTGGGGCGAAGGTTGTCATTTTATCCAAACCTCCACCTCTCATCAATTGCATGTTGGCCGCTTTAGCCAATTGTTGCAGGTTTCCACGGGCGAGCGTGTTTCCTGTGATGTCGTTTGGTTTTGTCCCATGCAGTAGTGCAGGGCCGTGTTCAGCCATCAATTCCATAGCCATTTTTTGCATCATTTGGCCGATTAAAACATCACTTTTTTCATAATGGTCGTTATGAAATGTGTGGTATTCTTCGTCACCGGGGTGCCTTTCCCGTGTAGGGCCAATTCTTGGTTGTCCTTGATCTGTGTGAGAAGAAATGATTCGTCCTAATCCGTTCGGGTTTGTAGCAAAAGCATACGATGGGATAATCATGCGTTTGCCTCCGCCTTCTATTTCCGACGGGTGCAAATGTGCGCCGTTTGACACAGACGACCAAAGAGAGCGTCGGCGTGGGAATGAACGCACATACGGATGATCAGAACCAGCCGCCCACCCCGTTGATACTGCCGAACGGTGCGGGTGTCCAGCCATCATCGGGTGATTTGCTGTTTGAGGGAAAAATGATGAACCACTGCTGTGGTATGCGTCTTCGCTGTCATTCAATGGGTGCTGTCGGTCAGCGAGAAAACCAATCATTTCATCACCAAGCCATCCCTGCATAGCGGCTGGGTATGAATCTCTCAACATGGTTTGAAGCGACTGTGCATC